CAAAGAGCAGGACAAGCCCTATTCAAACGTAGGTTTATACCTGCTAGACTTACAGATAACCCTTACCTCTCATCTCAGGGTGATTATGAAGCAATGCTTCTATCCCTTCCTGAACAGCAAAGAAGACAATTACTGGAAGGCGATTGGGATATTAAAGAAGGAGCAGCTTTCACCGAGTTTGATCGCAACATACATGTGGTTGAGCCTTTCCGTATACCTAGCAATTGGGTTAAGTTTAGGGCATGTGACTATGGGTATGGAAGTTACTCTGCCGTTGTTTGGTTTGCTGTTAGCCCATCAGAACAGTTAGTAGTATATAGAGAGATGTATGTATCAAAAGTATTAGCCACAGATTTAGCTGATATGATATTAGACGCAGAAGCAGAAGACGGCAATATAAAGTATGGAGTGTTGGATAGCTCACTCTGGCACAAACGTGGAGATACAGGACCTAGCCTAGCAGAACAGATGATTATGAAAGGCTGTAGGTTTAGACCTTCTGACAGAAGTAGAGGAAGTAGGGTATCAGGTAAAAATGAAATACATAGGAGATTACAAGTTGATGAATTTACAGAAGAGCCACGCTTGGTTTTTTTTAGCACATGTACTAACACGATTTCGCAACTACCTGCGATACCGCTTGATAAAAAAAATCCTGAAGATATAGACACTCACTCAGAAGATCACTTGTATGACGCTTTAAGATATGGTATAATGTCAAGACCAAGGTTTAGTATATTTGACTATGATCCTGCAGGGGGGCATAAAAACTCAATGCCTGTAGCAGACGCAACATTTGGATATTAATATGGCAGAAGAAGAAACAATGATGGATGACACGTCTATAGCTGTAGATGACATAGCAGAAAAAGACGGTGAAGATAATACTAAAAGCTATAATATAATACCATTCATAATGGATAGATATAAGAAAGCTGATGACTACAGAGAGCAAGACGAACAAAGATGGCTGAGAGCCTATAGAAACTATAGAGGTCTGTATGGTTCAGATGTTCAATTTACAGAAGCAGAAAAGTCAAGAGTATTTATTAAAGTAACAAAGACTAAAACATTAGCTGCATATGGTCAGATAATAGATGTCCTGTTTGCTAATAACAAGTTTCCACTTACCATAGAACCAACCGAGTTGCCAGAGGGTGTAGTAGCTGATGTAAGCTTTGATCCAAAAGAACCAGAGAGTATACGACAAAGATTAGATGAAATAGAAAGTCCCTATGGGTACACAGGGGACGGCAAAGATCTACCTGCAGGTTCTACACAAAAATCTCTTATGGAAAGTTTAGGACCTTTAGAAGGTAAATTTGAGGACGTAGATAATTTAAGAGAGGGAATAGGCAAAACTCCTACAGCAATAACATTTAGTCCTGCTATGATAGCTGCTAAAACTATGCAGAAAAAAATACACGATCAGCTAGAAGAGTCTAATGCAAATAAACATCTACGAAGCACAGCTTTTGAAATGGCTCTATTTGGTACAGGTGTAATGAAAGGACCTTTTGCTGTAGATAAAGAATACCCAAACTGGGATGAAGAAGGGCAATATTCTCCTACATTAAAAACTGTACCACAAGTTTCACATGTATCAGTATGGAACTTCTTTCCTGATCCTGATGCAAACAACATGGACGAAGCACAGTATGTAATAGAGAGACACAAGCTATCTCGTACACAGTTACGTGCATTAAAGAAAAGACCACACTTTAGATCTCAGGTTATAGAGGACGCTATAGCTATGGGAGAAAACTACAATAAAGAATACTGGGAAGATGATCTATCTGATTACTCTCCCGAACATGCTATAGCACGATTTGAAGTATTAGAGTATTGGGGTACTGCAGATGTAAGTATGTTAAAAGATCAACAAATAGAAGTACCTGCAGAACTAGATGATTTTGATGAAGTGCAAATAAATGCATGGGTATGTAATGATAAAGTATTACGAATGGTACTTAATCCATTCAAGCCTGCAAAAATACCCTATATGGCTGCACCGTATGAGTTAAATCCTTATAGCTTTTTTGGTGTGGGTATTGCAGAAAACATGGACGATACACAGACATTGATGAACGGTTTCATGCGTATGGCTGTGGACAATGCTGTAATGTCAGGTAATTTACTTATAGAGATAGATGAGACTAACTTAGTTCCCGGACAAGACCTGAGTGTATATCCCGGAAAAATATTCAGAAGACAAGGGGGCGCACCCGGACAGGCAATCTTTGGTACAAAGTTTCCAAACGTAGCCAACGAAAACATGCAACTGTTTGATAAAGCTAGAGTTCTTGCAGACGAAAGCACAGGACTGCCAAGCTTTGCTCATGGGCAAACTGGAGTTATGGGAACAGGAAGAACAGCAGCAGGCATATCTATGCTGATGAATGCTGCTAGTGGCGGTATAAAAAATGTTATAAAAAATGTGGATGACTATTTACTTAGACCACTAGGTGAGGGTTTGTTCAGATTTAATATGCAATTTAATTTTGATAAAAATGCAAAGGGAGACTTGGAAGTAAAAGCTCGTGGCACTGAAAGCTTAATGGCTAACGAGGTTAGAAGTCAACGGCTTATGCAGTTTATGCAGGTAGCATCTAGTCCTGCACTTGCACCCTTTGCAAAATTTCAATATGTAATAAGAGAGATAGCTAAGTCACTTGACTTAGACCCCGACAAAGTAACTAATAATATGGATGAAGCTGCCTTACAAGCAGAGATCATGAAAAAATTTCAGCAACCCCCTGAAGCACCCAAGCCCCCTGCAGGAGCAGACGCACAAGATCCAACAGGAGCAGGTGGTGCAACAATAGGCACAGGTCAAGTACCAATGCCACAAGAACAAGGATTTACAGGAAATGCAGAACAACCAAGTCAACAACCTACAGGACAAGCTACTCAGCAAGCTCAAGCCCCTAGTCAACAACAAGGACCAGTGGGACAGCTTCAGTGATTATATAAATTATCTTATAGCACAGAATCACGCTGTTATGGAGCAGACAAACGATTTAGTTATACTCCATAGATCGCAAGGTGCTATATTGATGCTAAGACGATTGCGACAACTAAGGGATGCAGTTAACGCTAACGGAAAGGGCTAAACTAATGGAAGAACAAATGGAACTCTTTAATGACGGTGGGTTAAAGGATCAGGGTGGCACTAAAGAACCTGAATCAGGTAATGATGTTCCATCAGGTGCTTTGAAAAAAGAAGTGGCTGATGATATACCTATCATGATTAGCGAAGGTGAGTTTGTTTTTCCTGCTGACGTTGTAAGATATCTTGGACTAAGCACATTGATGAAGATGCGTCAGGATGCCAAGCAAGGCTTGAAGATGATGGAAAAGATGGGGCAGATGGGAAACCCTGAAGAAGCAGAGTTGCCTGACGATATTCCATTTGAGATGGCTGATCTGATTGTTGTATCAGGAGACATGAAAGAAGGCAAAGACGATAAAGAAAAAAAAGCAGAGGGGGGTATAGTAGGTCTACAATCGGGTGGATTGTTTGACGATCCAAGATTTGCTGATCAAAGAGGTACAACTCCTCCTCCTACACTTAATGATGAAGATAAAAAAGAAATAGAAGATGCTTTACTTGGAACTGTGTATGGCAACATAACAATGAAGAGATACGTAGATGCTAATGGTAACGTTAAATATATTCCTTTTATAGATAACGAACCTCAGATGGCTATACCTGAGGGGTACACCTTAGACGAATCAGCTCCTGTGCCTACAAGTCCAGTTTCATCTGGAGCAGGTAGAGCAGAAAGTTCTGGTAGAGTAAGTACACCAGTAGCAAGTACAGACGAAGTAACATCTATGGTGCGTGAATCTTTCGCAAGACAGGGCGAAGCAAAATTTAACATTACTGGATTAAGTCCTGAAGAGCTTGTAGATTATTACGGGACTTTTTCAGGTGCTACTAATAGATTCTTAAGTATAGGTGTAGGGGCATTGTTTGGGGGTATACCTGCTGTGGGTATAGCTGCAATGCAAACTCTATCACAAAATAAAGGACCTAACAGTTTACGTGCTACTGAAGCATTACTGGCACGTATGGTAAGTGAAGGTAAGATAACAGGAAAGCTTTTAACTACCTTAAAAGAGTTTCAAAAAAGAGCTGCTGACAAGGGAACAGGAGCAGGTGGATTTATTGGAAAGCTAATAGATAAACTATTTCCAAATGATGAAGAAAAGAAAAATGAACTTCAGGAAGCTATAGGTAATGGTGACGTAAACAAAGTTAGAGCTGTAGCAGGAACAAGCACTGCTGATACAAGTCCTGAAGTAGCTTATCAAGAGTATGTAAATGACGCTTCTGATTTTGATGCGGATGAACTAAGGTCAGAAAATTTACCGTCATCAATAATTAATGCAAGAAAAGAAGAAGTAGAATCTAGTATGTTTCCATCTGATCCTCCTGCTAGAGCAAGAGCAGAAAGACTAAAGAGCGAAGAAAGAGCAAGAGCAGATTTTGATTTCTTAGGTGGAGACTATGACAGACCTCAACCAAGTATTTCGGGACAACCTTTGAAAGGATCAGGAGTAGATATAGGTCTTCAAGAAGCTTTAAGACCACAAGAAAGAGAAGACCAATTCAGAGCAGAAGATGTAGAGTATAGAATGTATCCTGCTGATCCACCTGCAAGAGCAAAAACACAAGAGATGGCAGAACGAGAAACAAAAAAGAGAGAAAAAAGAGCAAAAATGGATCTTGAGTTTCTAGGTGGAGAAACTATAGGTGGTACAGTAAACACTAAAAAAAGAACAGCTAGATTAGAAAAAGAGAGACAAGCAAAACTTGCACAAGAGAAAAAGAAGAAAAAAGAAGAACCAAAACCTGCTCCTACTCCTACACAAATACCTGCACACTCTCCTAACAGTAGAGAAAATCAGGTAAGACAGGATGTATTTATGCAAACAGGTGATGCGTTTGCAGCAGACAGAGCCTACCATCAGGCTTTTACAGGCTTTGACAGTTCAGGTAACTACACACCGTTCTATGTAGGTGGTGTGCCTACCAAACCTATGAAGCCACAAAGATTGAAGAAGGGTGGACTAGCTTCAAGAAAGAAAAAATAAGTTCACAATATGTTGGCTACCTAACTCCCCATCTAACATGGCATACAGTTAGCCCTAACGAAAGGTAAGTAAATGGCAGAAGCCCAAGAAAAAGTAATGGTACAAGACGCTACACCTAAAAAGGTAATGGCATTAGCATCTCGTAAGTATTCAAGAGATGATAAAATTAAAAAAGACGAAGAAGAATTAGAAAATCTTATTGCAGAAAATAAAGGAGAGGTAAAGGAAGAAGCACAAGCAGAACCTGAACCCACTACTGCAGAGGAAAAAACTTTTAAGAAACGCTATGGAGATCTTAGAAGACACACTCAACAGAAAGAAGCTGATCTGCAGGAGCAGATAAATCAGTTAAAAGAACAACTTGACAGTGCAACTAAAAAACAAATTAAGTTGCCTAAGTCTGATGAGGACATCGAAGCATGGGCAAAAGAGTATCCTGATGTAGCAGGTATAGTAGAAACTATAGCTATCAAAAAATCCAAAGAGCAATCAAAAGAGCTTGAGGATAGGATTCAAAAGATAAACGAAATGCAGGAGTCAGCTACAAAGGAAAAAGCTGAAGTAGAATTACTAAAGCTACATCCTGATTTTGTGGACATTCGTGAAGACGATGACTTTCATAACTGGGCTGAAGAGCAACCACAATGGGTGCAAAAAGCTTTATATGAAAATGATGACGATGCAAAGTCTGCAGCTAGAGCTATTGATCTTTATAAAGCTGATAGAAATATTGGTAAG